AAATCATCAGTCTTGAAATACAAAGTAACACCTGAGAAGGTTATTACATTTGCATTCGTGTTTGTGATTTGAATGCTGAATCCGTTCAACAGCGTTGTGTTTGAAAACGTCAATGTTGTACTTGCTGTATACGCAGCCGTTGCACGCGCTCGATATTTGCTTTCAACGTTCCATGATGTCGGGTTTGTACCAAGCGACGACAAGTCACCAAAACTGACAGCTTTTAAAAAGTCTGCGACAGTTATCTTTCTGCTCAAAGGCGTCGAACTTACATCATCAATGATATAAAGCAAGTTAGTCGGTTCAATCAATGTGATTGATGACAGTGCTGTCAGTTTACTATCAGCCATTTTCTAAAATTATTTTGTTGTCAGTTTCAAGTAACAAATAAAATCCTGATTCTAATTGCAAGAAATTAGTCAAGACAAAGTCTTCATCACCAGTCGCAAACGTCAGCTTACGTTCTTTGATGATCTCACGTCGAATGTCATTTGATTCGTCTAGTTCAAACGCAATACCGCGCACTGTTTGATCTAAACTTGTCAATGTTGTAATCACATCGGCAAGCGATTCAAGTGTGCCACGTGTAAAGATGGCGACGTCATAAATCGTTTGAAGCGAAAGACCCGTGAAACTGATCTTTTGTTTCGGTCGATCACGTTCTGTTGATGCCGTAAACACTGGCAATTGAACAGTGTCATCAAATTCAAATTGATCATCAATTGTCAACGCGTCATCAAGACTGTCAACAGATTCAATGAATTGTGACAACGCATTCAAGTCACCACGTGCGCGAATCGTCAGCGAATAAATATCTTCCGTATCGTATGCTTTAATTATCAAAATCAATCGTTGTTTCGTCGATTTGTATGCTTTCAGGATATGACGAAAGATCAATATCTGATCCAGCGAACACATCTGATTTTAATTGTTTGCGCAATTCCTTTGTGATCTGCGCTTTTGATGTGTCGCTATTTAAGAAGCGATTCACACCGCACCCGATCAGCGGAAATTCTTTAAATGCGCCAGCGTTTGAAATTGCAATGTATGCAATCAAGTTGTTCGCGTTGTCGCCTTGCACGAAATCACCCGTTGATGTTGCTTGCAATTCGCTGTCGTTATCAAGTATGATGTCATAAGTCGCCATGTGTCACAGTTTCGTTTTGAATTTCGTCTTTTGTTGTTTCAGTGATCGTTTCACTGATGTATGTCGTCAAAGCTGTTTTCAACGCTGCACCACCGTCATTCGGAACTGGCGTCCAGCCACTCAACGCAGATTTCAAGTTGTTCAAATCTTGTTCTAAAGTATTCAATTTGTTCGTCAATTCGATAGCCTTGACTAAACCTTCATTTGACCCGTCACCAATCTGAATTTCTGATATTTCAGAATAAAGCGTGACAAAACCTTCACCGTCAGCCGTGAACACAACACCGACGACAGAATTCACAACTGGCGTCATCAACATCACGTTCGTTTCGTTTGCTGAAACAAGTCTTATGTCAAACAATTCAATGTCTGTTTCAATCTTTTTGCAATTGATCGTATTGTCATCATTGACTTTTGTGACAAAGCAATATGTCGGATTCATGCGACGTTGCTGATCTTTCAACATTGAACGAATTATTTCAGGTATTGAATTCATATCAATTTATCTTTCTGTCAAGATGTACTTCTTGACGACCGCCACTAACACCGCAAGTCGTCACTACTCGCTTCACTAAATATACACCGTTTGCGTCAGGTATTTCTTCAGAACTCAAACGAACCGCATCACCGTGTTTGATGTGCGGGTTCAAGAACGTTGTGAACGAACCCGAAAATCCGTCATATTGAAACTTTTCAAGCTGTTGTTCAGCGTATGTTTTCAAATCCGATTCGCTTACGTTATAAAAATATTGTGTTCTTGCTCCACCGTTTTCATTTCCGACCGTCACTTCTTTCTTTGTGTTGTCAGGATATATCGACACGGCTGTCACTTTAATTTGACGATCATCTTCACGAATGTATTCAAGACTTGAAACGTCAATACCGCGTTGTTCAAGATCAATGTCATGAATCGTCACATCGTTGATGTTTGTTAGTTCGTATGCGACACCACACACAAGAACGTTGTCACGAACAAAGCTGATGATGCCGAACGTTTCACGCAAAAATTCAAGTGCTTGTGACACTGGTGACTTTTCGATCGTGATTTTGCCGATTGTGAAATCAACGTTTGTTCTGAACTTAATGTCAGACGGTATAATATTTTCAAGAACAGTGTTGAGTGAAACGTCTTTTGCTGAATAATTGACTGTTGTTTGCTTCAGTTTATATGCTAAATCTTGACATGAAAACATCAGCGGCTTTCGTGGAACTATATTTGACACATAGCCCACGAAACGCACGCCGATTTGGTCGCCATAACCACAATTCACAGTCACGTCATCATTTCGTTTGAACAAAGCATTGTCGCCACGAACGACGTTTTGAATCTGTTCATTGTTTTTAGTGAATCGTATCTTTTTCGGGATTACGATTTCACACGTGTCGGTTAATTCTTCCCAGCTGGAGTTGATTACTACTTCATGCACAAAGTCGAATTCGACGTTTGATATTTTGATATTATTATTCAGTTTAAGCATTCAACTTGATTTCAATCGGTTCATCACTGATCATGTTCAAATTTATCGGGATCACATTTCTTGTCGCTTGCTGTTCGCTGATTTCATAATCACGAATGACAACTGAATCAATGTTGAAGATTTGCAACAGCGTTGAAACAACTTCAATTTCTTTCTGCACGGTAAAAAGTGCCGCCAATTGACGAATGATGTCATAAGGCGCAACATTGGGTTGATTTGTCACAGCAAGAATCTTCGCGTTGATCACAAAGTCACCGTCACTGATGTATTCTTTGATCGTTCCGTTTCGACCTGACACAGCTGTTGTGACAATGTTTCGTGTTTGTGAAACAGTCAACAACACATCGTTGATTACGATTTCAGGTGTGCCAGCGATTTCATTCGCTTCAAACGTCAAGTTCGAATAAACTGGATTACCTATCAATGAATATGAAACAACTTCGTCAGCTTGTTCTTCAGGTTGTTTCGCAATACGAATGAACGAACCGATCGGTGGTTGTGTCGGCAACACGATCGGTGTTGTCAACGGCACATTCGGCACTGACGGGTTCGGCAATTGTGGTTTTCTTGTGTCACTCATTATGTTGATGCGATTACAGTGTCATTCAATGAAGTCAATAATGCTTGCTTGATTTGTTCTTGCAGTTCTTGTTTGCTTTGCGCAAAATTCGATGAATTGAAGTTGATCGTTTCAATCAATTTGTTCACGTTTAGACTTACGTTCTTAGGTCCTGATCCCGTCACACCGCTTGATAGCTTTTGACGTGACGCTGATGATGCTGATGACGTCGCCGTTGTTGATGCTGATGGTGTTGCCGTCTTGCTGATTGATGACAGATCAAACGCTTCTTTCTTTTCCGCTGGTTGTCGATTGAATATCGAATCCAAGAATTTCGCTTCATCTTTTACGAAATCCATTGCATTTGACTTGATCTTCGTGAATCCTTGCTTGACGGCTGTTGTCAGCGTATCGACACCGCGATCAATGCGATCTTTGTCAAATGTCACAGCACCGATCAAAATGTCACCAAGCGCACTGAATGATGTCGCGACTTCGCCTGCAATGTCACGCAATGTTGTCAAACCTGTTGCAAACACTCGCATCGGCAAAGTTGACGCACGAAATGCGATCGCGATGCCGTCCATGACTGTTTGAAGCAGATCAAATTCACCACCACCGATTGCGCCAAAAATATCTGTTATTGCCGACCATACGACACGCAGTGAATCACCTATTGATGTGAATATCATTTGAAATGGTGTGTAATCAATTGACATTAAATGATCAGTGAATTTAAGAACACCGTCGATGACTTTGCCTAAAATAGGAAGAACAGCTTGACCGAGCTTCATGCCTATCAACTGAAGTTTGCCTTGAAGCGTTGAAAGACGACCACCAACAGTTTGTGATTGCTTTTCCATCATGTTGAAAAACTTACCACCTTCACCAGTCGCATCAGAAAATGCCTGCGTGACATCATCGAACGTGATCAAGCCTTTTGACATGTCGTCCTTTAAGTCTGACACTGATCGACCCGTTTTTTCAGACATGACTTGAAGCGGGTTGAACCCTGCGTTGATTAACTGAAGCAAATCTTGACCCATCAAACGACCAGCCGATTTGATTTGACCAAAGATGACAGCCATTTCAGACAAGTCCTTGCCAGTTCCAGCCGACACATCACCGATCAACTTCAGTGTCGGTTCTAATTGATCAGCTTCAAAACCAAATGCTGCAAGCGTTTTCGCCGATTGCAACACCTTGTCATTGCTGAAAGGCGTCACATTCGAAAATTCATTCATTTTGTCGAATACAGCATTTCCAGCTTCGACAGATCCGAACATTGTTGCAAATGCAACTTTTGTTTGTTCGGCTTTGATACCTAATTGTGCGACGTCTTTTGCAAGACCAGCAGCACCGATCGCAAGTCCAAGACCACCCGCGACACGCGCAACAGCACCAAGACCGCCAGCAAGACCGCCAAGTTTGCCACCACGACCGCGACGACCAGCGACACCATCAACGCGACGTTCAAAGCCGTTCATTGACTTGTTGATCTTACCAAACCCGCCACTGAACTTGTCTTTTAGTTCAATGGTGTATGTCGCTTTATTATTAGCCATTATCCGACGTTTATTTCTTTGACGCTTAATTCACCTTTGAATGATAGCGCGAATTCTAATCGTGACCAGCACTTTGCAAATTCATCAGCATTCATTTCATCAGGGTCTTGTTTAAAATAGAAATGGACCAACGCTTCACGCTGCGCCAGTCCATCAATATTTTGTTCAATTTCTTGTTCGCTATTGACGAACAGTTCTGCAAGTTTTATTCTGTCGTTGTCGTCTTTTTCGTAACCGATTTTTGCATCGTCGAACTTTTTTTTACCGTTGCTTCAACTGGCGAAAGTATCTGCGCGAACGCATCTTCCATTGATTGAATCGGAATCAGTTCATCGCTATCTAAAAGACGCAAAGCGACATCTTGATCTTCTGACACAACAAGATTCGTGATCAACACGCGAATTGCTTTGTCAGCGTTGTTTTGCAATAATGGTCGCACCGCTTTAAACACACTGTATGTGCATTTTTTGACGTGCAACTTTTGTGTGTTTCCTTCTGCATCAAGTGCAATTTCAAACACATAATCATGATTTGGCGACATATTAATCTGTTTTTAAATGAAAATTACTTTCTACGCACCGAATTCAATCGCTGCAATTGACAATTCAAGCGTCACTTCAATTCGTGAATTGTTTTGTGACGATGACATGTCAGGACCTACAAAGCGACAATTCAATAGTCTGTCGCGTGTAAAGTCACCTGATTCTGTCAAGTAGTTGACACCGATCGGGAAGTCAGAAATGTTCTGAATCTTACCATCGGGTGCAGCTTCTCGAATCTTGTCAAATTCTTTCTTTGAAATCGTGATCGAACCAGTCGGATTGATATTTCCAAACCCGCGTGATGTCGGTTGATTTCCCGTTCCGTAGTTCAAAGTAATGTCTTGAACATCGGAATATGATATTTCACTGACTTCAACAATCGGCACGCCTAAAATCACAAGCGCAATGTCTGCGTGTGCGTATGCCGTGCCGTTAATCAGTGGTTGTCCTTTTATAGCCATTTTGTTTTTATGTTAAAGATGAAGTCAAACCAATATTCACCGTGATGAATTCAGCTGTTCCAACAGGCACAACTTGAATTGACACGTTCAGTGTCGATGTTGCGACAACATCTTGATTCGGATCAATTAAAACACGCTTCGCACTGATTTCGCCATCGTTTAACATTTGTTGCAATGGTTGATCAGCAATGTCGGTGAAATATCCGATTGTCGAATCCGTCAATGTGCCGTCAGCATTCACTTCAACACCCGTGTTCAATTGAGGAATCAAAGCAGCGTTCACAAGCCTGACAGCTTTGTCGATTGTTCTTGACAATTCAACAAAAGCAAAGTCATTTGTTGCTGGAACA